GATGCGGTACTCGTATACGTATAGGGTTATATGACTTCCTGTTAGCCCTGTATATGGTCATAGCAGCGTCATAATCCTCATCAACCTCATAATTGTCCCTTGAAGGTTCTTCAGGACGCTCTCCAAGCCCAGCCAGTATCGGACCCTCTATAACACTGTAACCGTGAGCCACAAGATACTGTGCCATCATCTTCCAAGGAACACTCGTTTCCTGAATAATGGCATTATCCATTACCGCCTTTAAACCATTCTCCAGATTCGTAGCGTCAATCTTGTGTTGCTCTGTTTCTCCTACTGGCTCTCTGTGTATCCTAGGAGAGAAACTCATAAGAGTTGATACAGCGTGGTCAACTAAGTGGGTGGGAGTAGAATCATAAAAGACAGGTCGCCCCTGATAGTTGTTAGACCATACACGGAACTTTCTCTGGTAATATGAGTCATTATCACGCCACTCAAGATGAGCATTAGCCCATAATTCACTCATCTTTTTATGGAATCGCATTATCTGATCTACATCTGGTGGAGTAGTTCTGTCAGCCATAATAATCCTTATACCAACATTGGTAACGGCACAACTTTGCCCCTACCGCCAATAATACCTCTTTCATAACGCACCATTAATGCTATACCCAGTGCCATTACATAGTCATCATGAGATCCAAGCATAGCCTGAGCTTTTTCACCCGGTGCAGCTATCATAGTAGAAAATTCATCCAAACCATAGCGATTCGGTATGGTCAAATGCCCGGCATTAAATTCAGCCCTCAATTCATCAAATAAAAACTGACGACTCATACGGTCAGTTCTCCAACCATACTCCCTGCGCATCTGCCGTCCCCTGCCAATTCGCCTACG